TGGTTAAAAAAGTTTTAAATAAAAATATTAAAAATATTACAGCCATTGTTAAATCATATGATACAAAAACACCAATTGGTCAACAAAGAATATATGAAGAATATGAATTAGATGTTGGTAAAAAAATTATATCGCATCAATCAATAGAATATGAAGTTAAATTAGATGATTTAGTAGAACAGTTTAAAAAGAAATATAGTAAATAGTGTTCATCTAGTGGATGTTCATAGAGTAAACAGCATGTTCACCCAGTGAACGCTAGTGTTCATAAGGTGGACTGATATATATAGATCAAATAGATCTAGCATAAACAAAGTATAATAATAGGGGAAGTATGAGTAGGAAGAATAGGAATAGTAAATTTGGTCAGAATCATGGACAGGCAACAGCACAACGTAAAGAAGTTGTCAAAAAGAAAATATATCCCGACATGAAAGCTGCATCTGTTATTAGAGAAGCATTCCTTGAAACATTCTGGCAACCTGGTTTTGAATGGAGAGGTTTGATTACCGAAATTCTACCACAAGAAAGTTATTCATATCATCAACAACAGCATTATCTGGATGAATTGGAGAACGCTCAATTATTTGAAGAGACAATGTATAAAATGCTTTCCAGGTTGCAAGAAGAACGGAAGCTTGAGTGGTGGGAATTAATTAAACAAAATCCAGCATGGAATGAAAAGAAAGAAATGTTGGTATTGAGGTGTAAATGACTAGAGAAGATTTGAAGCAGGGAGAAATATACGTTTATCACCACATGCTTGTTCATCTTGCCAAAATATGGACAGACAGAACTGCATACTCCACTCCTACTCAAGTCATCACAGTTTATATTATGGATAATCCTCTAGGACAAGGTGTAGGGAGGACAATTTATAAAGAAAATGATAAGGTGATAATTGACAACTGGCCAGATGATTTAAAGAAGACAAGATACCTCTCCCTTGAATATAATCTTATTGCATCAGTATTTGGAGATTTGTAATGCAGAAATATTTAGAAAGCGGACAACCTGGAGAGATTTATTACAAAGTACCGGGACTTGATGTCCTACAGGTTATAAGAAAATATGAAGGGTGGAGAGACGGAACGTATATGGATGTTAATTCTGACACTATAGAGTGTTGGGACTTTATCTATCAAAAGGTTGTTAAATTTGATTCGCGTTCTAGATTTGTTGATAATTTTTTGTGGGATTATAATTGTAAAAGTCAAGCTAATGATTTACCTTTCTCTGATAGACATACATTTATTATCATTAAATTGTTTGAGGTTTTAGGATGACATTTTTTGAAGATTTATATCCAGGTATGATATTAGAATTAAAGGGTAACAGCGGTTTTAATGATGGTGATAGATTTGATATTGCCATCATCATTTCTGTAGAAGATGATTTATGTAAAATGCTTAGAATAAATTTTGGTCTTGATCCAGGTAATTTTTACTATAGAGAAAGTTTACAAAATGTTGAAAAAGAAATATGGAGAGATTACTCATCATATCTATGGAGTAGGAGTAAAACATTAAGTAAAGGATTCTGGTATACCTTCTGGAGAGAGAGATGAAGTACAATGAAGTAAAAGAAATGGTCTGGATGGATGATGTTCTTCACAGAAAATATTTAGTTGTAGAAAAGAAGGAGAAATATTTCAAAGCACTTTTTTATGATGGAGAAAATATAGTCACAATAAAACATCCGGCTGTTGATTGGGAGAGAAGGAGTCTAACCTTTTTTACATATAAATATTGTGGGAATGATGAGAAACACTTAATACAACTATTTAGGATGATATTTGAGTTTAATATTGAAGTATTAGAATTGGGAGAAAATGATGTCTACTGATGAACTATTTATCATCTTCCAAGGAATATTTGAAGATGGTGATTATATAAGAGAGGTGAGAAACATCACCTATATAGACATCTCACGTCTTGACATCTGTATGCTCTTCTATAAAGGATTGTTGGTAACAGTTGTAAATGATTTTGGTGTGATGAAGAATATGTTGTATGGGTCAAGACAAACTATAATTGATAGGAATACAATAAGACAGGATGATGAGGAGATATTGATAAATGCTGATAAGGGAAATGTCTTACCAATAACTCTAACTCAAGATCCAATGTGGACTGACCAAACAATGACTACTTTGTGGGTTTCAATATTTGATGATGAAGAGGATGAAATTGATGCTCATGTCTCTCTGGACGGTCATATTAAACGTCTTCCACGGGAGATGTATTTATGATAATAAGAAACGCCAATGACGATTTGGCAACATTTGAATTTAAAGATATGAGTACATCATCCGGCATGTCAATGTTGGCAAAAATATTGTGTGGATATCATACTATCATTGAGATTGACGAAAACAATATGCGTTTTATATTTGGATTTATTTTTAAAAATAGTGATTCAATAAATATACTTAGTGGTGTTTATAATAAATATAAGGATATAAAATGAAGGTAAAAGATCCAAGTGGAGAACACACATTCGAATTTAGAGACTTGGGCATTTCATCTGGTATGTCTATGCTCGGAAAGATAGCATGCGATTATTGTATAATAGTTAACATTGATAAAGACAATATGTACTATATAATTAACTTCCTATTTGGTAATAGTGTGTATGTCGAAAAACTTAATAGTGCTTATGATAAGTATAAGGACTTAGTATGAATGAGATATTGGTTAGATATAATGGCTTACAAATAGTTAAAATGCTCATTCCAGGTGGGGATGGTTTTTACTACTTCTTTTGGACTAATGATAAGAATACATTTATAGCTGATATAAGCCCTAGACCCGAGGAAATGACCAATATTGATTTCTATGAAGAGTTGCATAATACAGAATATCCTGCTGCAATAAAATTTCTATTCTTTAATAGGTTGGATGAATGGTAAATACATTGATCAAATATGAAAATGGAAAAATATTTAGAATGATTGTTCAGTTGGAAGATGGATATCATTATTTTACAACTCTAAAACCAAGTTGAAGTGTATATAGCGGAAGTTTTAAAGATATAAACACATTATCAACACTAGAAGGGTATCAAAGGCTATATGCAGAAGAATATAGAAAGGCAATAACTTTTATGTTTAGTAAAATATGAATAAAATATTTATCCAAATCTATCCAACACAGGAAATAAGATTTATTAAACTCTTTAACAGTGATACTCATTGTACATTCTTCAAATATGATGATATGAATCATGAGTATTGGTGGAGAGAACAAAATGATCATCTCTTCTTTGACCCAGCATTCAAAAACAGGATATTTGAATTAGAAGATTTAGATCCTATCTTCTACCCACAAATCATCAATTTAATCTTCAGATCTAGAAGACATTAATCTGAGTGTAACTTCTTCATCCTATCCCTAACACGAGCCTCTTCCTTAAGACGTTGGGTATAAGGATCATCATCCAAACCTTTAACCTTAAAACTCTTCCTATGGATGGGACATCTACCATACTCTTTGATTAAATCACGATGTAGTTGAGTTCCATAACCTTTGTGCTGTTCAAACAAATATTCTGGCCATTTCTTGGTATACTCATACATAAACTTATCATGTACAACCTTACCAATGATGGAGGCTGCACCCACCTCTTTGACATAATTATCAGCATTAATGAGGGTATGAAAGTTTGGTCTCTCAACGGGGTCTTTATTGCCATCGAGAAGAGCAATATCAAATTTACCAGATAATTCTTTATAAATTTCGTTGACAGCTTCAGTCCAACAACCAGTAATACCAATTTGGTCTATTCTATCAGCATGTTTAATTTTTACCGAATGATAGGTATTTTTGAGGAGATAGTTGTACAACTCATTTCTCTTCTTCTCTGATAGCTTCTTACTATCCTTAATTTGTTTCTTTACTTCATCATCAAATCCGTCCTTGAAGACAACACCTGTAATAACCAATGGACCGGCAAGAGTACCTTTACTTGATATTTTATTCCTATATGATTAGCCGAAGCTAACCATTCTCATCTATACCCAATACCTTCAGATGACCTTTTTTAAGAAATTCTTCATAGTTATTTATTTGCATATACTCCTCCTATTACCAGCTCTCATATTCTGTTAAATCCAATTCTTCACCATTATAATACCTAACCCATGTAGAGATACCAATGCTTGTTGGTATGAATGAGAAGGTATATGCTCCACCAATAGCTGTTGGCGGAGTTTTTGGTAGAGTTTTCTTCCATTTTTCAAATTTAATAATCTGCTGATCATTTAAATAAAATTTATACATGTATTACTCCTACATCTATAAATATGCAAGATAAGGGTATGAAAAACAGGACAATCGCTCTAATAGCTCACGATGGCAAAAAAACAAGCATTCTCTCTTGGATAAACTATTCCAACAATAGAGAGAAGTTGTCTCAATTTAAGTTAGTAGGAACTGCTACAACTGCAAAAATGATTAATGAAGGATGTGGTCTTACAGTAGATGTATTGGAACCGCATGAATTTGCTTCAGGGCCCCTTGGAGGAGACCTTATTTTATCTGTTGAAATATTGAAGGGTAATATTGATGCTGTTATATTCTTTATAGATCCTATGGATGTCCATCCTCATCAAGCCGACATTCATGCTCTTGAAAGAGCTTGTGTCAACAAGAATGTACCACTCGCCCTGAATAGAGCTACAGCAGATATGATTATTACATCTCCACTATTGGTATAATCATGGACTGTAAAGATATAGATTTAATAATATCAGAAGTAAATTCAATATTCAACGAACATATAGCAAGGATTAAAGACCTTGAGGGACATGGACGTACAAGGAATGAAGTTTCATATATGATTAGTGAATTAAAATATACAGCTGAGGATGTCATAAAGTTTTTAAAAAAATAGGAGTTTATAATGTGGCCGTTTAAAAAAGAAAAGTCATCACCCGTTAAGGATAATTTTCAATCTCGTAAATATAGAATTACTCTATTTTGGAACTGGTTGGCAGCTACTGCTGTAGTAACTCAATCCTTATTATCATGGTTGGGAATAACTATTCATCTACCTTTAGAGATAATTGTAGGTATTGCTGGTACATTAAGTGCTGCCTATCTTGGTATCAACTTGTTGGAGAAGAAATTTCTTCCAGATTCAACAGATAAAACACCAGCAGCCGATAAGCCTTAAGTATGCCAATACACAAACATGAAGATGATAAATTGTTTCCATGTTCGAATACTGAATTTATCTGAACTCATTTTTATAAATACATTCTCTTCCGCATCTGCATAATTTTCAAATGTAGTATTCTCAAGTGCATTTTCAATTCTGCCAACCTTGAATATTTCATCCTGTCCTCGGTTATTCCTTCCCCAGATATGAAAAATATCCTCAAGCATTTCAACTTCATAATATTGATTTTGTGGTGAACCAGTAATACTTACAATCTTTACTTTAGCTAATGTACAGTAGGTACCATTGCCACTACCAACATATACTATATCACCAGGTTGGAATTTCATCTATTTTTATACCTATTTATATTTTTTATTGAAGTTAAATTTTGTTTATATCTTTTGTCAAAATGACCATACATATAATCATTATCTGAAAATAAAAACAAAATTAAATTCATTCTATCAGATTTGTTTGTTTTAATTATATTAGTATAGCCACTATATATACCTGCAAAAATATTTGCTTTTGATGAATCACTTAGTTTATAGAAATCAAGATCATATATATTGTTATACATATCTTTAGTAATCATTTATCACTCCATTCTTTTTTTACTTCAGACCAGAACTTTTTAGCTTCTTCTTTTGAGAGATGTTTAGGAGAGGTGATACCATACTCTTCCAATTTCTTCTTAAAGAAGGCATGATACAAATCCTGACCTGATGGACCAGTCATCAACTTCTGAACACGGAAGGCATACATCGCCCTCTCACCTTTATCCGTCTTGACTGTTGGTTGACCAAGTTTATCTGTACCAAAGTCTTTGATGATGGCTTTTTTATTTCTAAACTTGCCCATGAGAATAGCATCACCAATTTCCAATTCTTCTTTAACTTGTTTAAATTTCATACTGCTGCCTTTGTAAATAAGAATTTTATAAATCCATATTCTGTTGGTTCAAAATTATTTATTCTTGCAAATTCCTGGAACGCATGTTCATAATCTTCATAAAAACTTTTACTACCGGGATTAAATACATCATTATATTTAAGAGAAAGTGGAAAAGAAATTATGTTGTCTATTATTATAACTTTATTAAATGAAAGATCTCTAGAAAGTAATTGAACAAGAGCAAATCTACTGTTGTTATATGAGCCAGTAACTACATAGTATTTCTCGCCGATTTTCATCTCTTCTTAAACTCCCATCCTGTATTAGCTTTGAAGTCTAAGTACATTTGTTTGTATAAGGGAGAACGATTTTGCATTCTTTCTAATTGGTGGCTAAGCTTATGGCATGAATCACAGAGAAGCATTACATCCTCTCTTTTTTCATTAAACATGCTATCATAATGTTTGTGGTGGATGTGGATGTGATTTTCAGCCTTTGGCTTTCTCTTACCCTTATTCTTCCCAACTTTATAAAATCCAAATCTTTGAGCTCCACAGATTTGGCATGCAGTATCATCGTTATAAGCCCATTTCTTATGTAGGTCGGCCCAGTGCTGAGTTTTGTAATATTGTCTTAGTGTTATCTTCTTCATATTATAAACAACTTTGGAAAATCATCATAATATTTTGATTCACATCCTAATAGAGAATATATCTCTATACTATCAATCTGGTGTTGTTTAATATAGAGAGCACTTCTCTTACTATCAAGTCTTATCCTATAGTGTTTATCATCTATACATCTCTCTGGTTTTATAGAAAAATTATCAGAGTCGGCTGCGTCAATTAAAAGTCTTAATGTTTCTCTAATCATAAATATTGAACCTTCATCTCCTCAAATAGATATTTTAAAATAAAAACCATATACTCTTCGTCTTTTTCCTCAAAACGGTTCATATCAAAAGATGCTGTATCTAAGACTATTTGTTTACATATATTCAAAATACTAATAGCAACATGTGTCGTTTTCATATCACTATTAACTAATATTGCATCAATATCACCAGACCAGCGAATTAAATTTACAAACCTATAATAAATGTCTGTTTCTCTCTTTTGCATCTTAAGTATAATCATAATTCTTTCTCAAATTGCCAATCTCTTTTAAAAATCATATCTATCATAGACCTCTTAGGAAAATCATCTGGAATACCAACATTAGGTTTATCAATCTTCTTTCTATAATTTTTAGCCACACCAATATTAATGTCTGTACAGTAAGTTTTAGCTTGGTTTATATAAAAAAATATATACTTATCTTTATACATTAAAAGAACACCATTTGGTTTTTGTAAATTTTTAAGTTGATAGAAAATCATTCAAATATCCTATCTAAGATGTATCTTGAGTTTATGAGAAGGAATGTCTCAACATCTTTTACAACAACATTTGGTTGGTCGATATAGTTTATTCTTTTACCAAAATGCCAATGCACATTGCCAAAGCTAGAAGTATTGGATGTGAGGAAACGGAATTGCCAATTTGTATCACCAACATTATCCTTCATAACAACAACACCAATATCAGTTCCTTCAATAAGTATATAAGCCGTAATATTGTTTACTTTTCTAAATGTTAAATCCACTATTTATTTCCTCAATCTTGTTAAAATATCTTGATCTGCATTAAATAAAAGTTTAATAGCTAATTTAGCTAAAAAATTTGGAGGACGTTTTTTACTGGAACCTTGAATAAATCCAGAACCAACTTCCCATTGATATTTACCAGATATATTTCCTGGTGCAAGTAACAGAAACTCATTCTCACTATTTACAAATTCTATAACAACATACTCATGCGTAAATTTAACAATCATTTTCTAAAAAACTCCAACTCTCTCTCATCTATACAAAACAACTTTTTAATAGCATCCCTCATATCACTCAACTCCAGGTCTACATCTTCGGAATAAGCATCCTCAAAATAATTAAATGCACTAGAGTAAAACTTCCATTTCCAATCATAATACTTACCATAGGTGAGAGTTGGATATTCATCTGGAATATTTTTAAAAGATTTTCTTCTACTGAGGTCTACAACAACTATAGTTGTTGGTGTATAGCGGGTTAATACTCTAAACATATAATTATCTTTGTAAATAAACAATTTTTGTATGAAAACAACATTATTTAAATTTAATACATAAGATACATTATATACATAAAAGGAGTTGATATGGAAGAAAGAACAACAATTCAAGTTGAGAGAGGAGTGAGATTAATGTTGAAGAAAATTGCTTTAGAAATGGGTGATATAACAATGGGAGAAGCGATAAAGGAGTTGATTAAAATATATGAAAATAGAAATAAATAATGAATGGATAGATTATAATCATGAATTATATAAAAATGTAGAACCAAGAAAAGGATATTTTAACCACTATTATAATAATATTAGATTTAACAAATATAAAACTAAAATAAAATTTAGTTGTTCATCCTGCAATAAAGAACATATTATATTTTATGAAAATTTTAATCCAGAAAAAATTTTATGTGAAAGATGTAAATTAGAAAGTAGTTGTATGGACAAGTATGGTGTGACAAACTCAATGTATTCTGAGATAAGTAAGAATAAGTTGAAGCAAACAATGAAGGAAAAATATGGAGTAGAATGTTTATTGTCAAACCAGAAATGGAAGGAAGAGAAGATGCAGAAGAAGTATGGTGTTAATAATGCTTTTCAAATACCAGAAGTAAAAGAAACAATTCATGAGAAGTATCAAGCTAAATTAAAAGATGAAGAATACAATAAAAAGGTAGTAGATAGAAGAAGAAAAACTGTTCAAGAAAGATATGGTGTAAATCATGTAATGGATTTAAAAAGCGTAAGAGATAAACAAGGAGATTCATTATTTAAAAAATACGGTGCTAAACATCCTGCTCAGGTTCCAGAGTTGTTTAGAAAACAACAGATTAAAATAAAATCTGGATTAGGTATAAAAATATATTATACAAAATTTGGTGATAAAATACACTACCAATCTAAAGATGAGTTAAGATTTATACAGACGTGTGAGGAAAAAGATATAAAGATATTTGACGGGCCAACACTCAAATACTTATTAAACGAAAAAGAGCATGTGTATCATTGTGATTTTGAAACAAATGGTTTTATTATTGAAATAAAAGCAACACATCAGTATTATTATGAGGCTCTAGAGTCAGGAGAGATAGACGCTAAAAATAAAGCTGCACAAGAGTATGCAGCTTTAATAAATAAGGAATTTTTATTTTTGTTGGATGTAAAGGATTATTCTAATTACATTTAAATAGATAAATAATTATCCAACACTAAACGCGAGCGGTTGGCCCTGATCTATAAGTTGTTGTTCTAACTTCTCTATCTCCTGCTGACTTTCTGCTAAGAGAGTAGATCCATCAGTAACAATATCCCCTGTAGGTCCAGGTACGCTTGCATACTTGCTTCTGATTCTTCCTAATACTTCCTTAGCAACAGCATGTGCATACTTTTTAACCCAATCAACTCCATCAACTTCAGCTTCAGTCATTGGGCGGGAATAGAGAATTGCAACTCTTAAACTCCTTTCTGGAATGGGAGAAAAACGAATATAATCACAGTAAGTACCATCTGTATCCTTACCCGATACTAATTCATATGTAGGACGTAAGCCAAGTGTTGTCTCCATGGTTTCTCTATATGACATTGCAACATAAAAATCTGATAAAAAGGTGTTGCTACCTCCACTGCTCCCACCCTGATTCATATAATAAGTCATATAGAAAGATTCGCCTGAACCAGAGAGTTGAGCAAAGATATCAGCGTTAGGTGAATAAGTAACTTCAATAATATTTTCTTTTGGCATATCAATTGGTAGTTTTGTAAATGCATTACCAGCTTTGGCATCTATATATCTATAGATGGGTTCAGGAGTTCTATATTGCATAAACTTATAGATGGAGCGGTCAATACACATTCCAATCTGTTCATCTGTCATTTCAACCTTAACTAGAGGATAACCAAGCATACCAAGTATATATTCTCTTGTTTTTGGGTAAGTGAGATCAGGGACGGTACCGTTTTGACGCTGTGGTTTCCAATTAACACCAGATGATATTTTATCACCCTCACCCTGTCCCATCATTGAGGGTCCTGTTCTGTCTCCCCACCAACTATCCATAGCATCTATATCATGATTAGACGCACCCTTATCTGTGTTGCGGATACCAAAGTTTGTATTGCTATAAATCTCACCACGGAATTTGATGTTGTAGGAAGATGGTTGTTGCCAGATACCAATATTGGTATTCATAAATACTTTGGTTTCACCAGTGAAGAAAATATCGTTAGCGTTGATGAGACGAACACCAATTTGGTTATTGTGAATAAAACATCCAATGATATTTATGCGGTGTGATCTATCTGTTCTGCTCGCCTCACTTCCAGTTTGTGGGGGTGGTGGTGTTGTTCCGAGTGTTGTAAATACACTCAACTTTGTTGCTTCTAGTAAAATCGATGGTGCACTTGTAAGAATTTCAATATCGCCATTATCAAGATAAGCTGTAAATTTAGATTTAAATGATATATTATTATTTAATAAGGTAATAAGTTGTCCATAAGACAAGTTGTCTACAATATTATTAACCGTATATTCAACGCCATTAGCTATAAATGTGTATTGAGACTTAAGTAGTGGTGTTAGTTGATCAGGCGTAATACTTAAACCAAGTTTTTGAGTTGATTCAACAACTAATGTTGATTTTTGTAGAGTAGCTCCTAAGACAGTAAATAGGTTTTTAAACCTTGTACCATTCATCAAATTAATTGATGGTGATGAAATTTTCTTTATAATAATATCACCTGATATAATATCGATCATATATCCAAGAGGTGATATTTTTGATTGAATAAGACCAACTAATTCACGATATGTAGTACCGTCTGTATCAGGGCTGAAGAATTGTATTTCTGTACCATCAAGTAAAAAAGTATAAACAACATTTTTTTCAAGATTTGTTACTGCTGTTTCAACTATATTAAGACCAAATTTAACATAAGAATAAGAATAATTATTAATTGGTAAAAGTGGTGTTATGTTTAAATCTCCAAATAAACTTCTTGAATTGTTTTTTTGTTCTAATAGTATTGTTGTGTTTGATGTTTTTATAATAATATCATTATTATTAATTTCAGCTTTATATGTTGGGTTAAATCCAATTATAGAATTTATTGTATCAATTACACCTTGATACGTCATACCTGTTACAGCTTTAAATGAAAAAAGCATACCATCAACTTTAAATTCATATTCTTCATCTGCTGTTAGAGGTATTATATCATTTGGTTGAATATTGAGACCAAAACCCTGGTATGAATCAATATTACCAGATATAGATGATGAGCCAACAATATCCAAGCCAACAGAGCAGTTGTATATTTCACAAGCACTTATATCAATATTACTACTATTCTTAATTCTTATGCCAGTTGTAGCTGATGTCTTTACTTCAATTAGGTCGATATTATTACTTTGATCTATTAATAAACCTAAATCACAATTTAGAATTAATCTTTCAAGAGATGCTTGATTCGATTTTATATAAACTGCATTAAATCCAGGTTCATTTTTATTTTTTATTACCATATCAGATAAAGTTACGTTATCTGCTGTTATAGTAATAGCGTATTCAATATTAGAAGCAGAAACATCAATTGTAGTAGCATTACCTACAACCGTACATGGTTTTGAAATAATAAGTGGAAAGTCTAATATTTGTTGAGGAAGTTGAATTATATCGGTTTGTTTTGCGTTATCTAGTTGCTGTTGTATCTGGATTTGTAGATCTGTCATCTTTTTCTCCTAGTTATCATTATCTTTATAAAGCTCATAGCAAAAAGCATATTTTAATGGAGAATAATTTTACACTTTTGTATATTTAGTTTGTGTTTGGGTTATAACTGGGTAACTTTTACATATATATCTTTTATAAAAATTTTCGTATATTGTGAATTTATGCATTTTTTTTTAAAAGATAATATATATGGCAAAAGATACAGATTTACTAAAATTCTTAAAAAGTAAAAAAGCTTCTAAAGACTTTACTAAAGCCATTAGTAATAATTTTATTGAGTTAATCCGTGAAGATATGGATAGTACAATGAAGAATTTTTATGGTCAAAGTATGAGTATACGTGATTGGGATTTAGAAGATAATGGTTGGATTGGTATAGTTGTTGCTTCGGCAATTGAGGCACCAAAAGCAATAGGAGAAATACCGGAGATTATTAGTAGAATTATTAAGACAAGTAGTGAATTTGCTGACGACAATTTTAGAACTTCTACTATGGTTTCTATTTCCGAAAATAAATCACCGACTGATGTATATAGTTCAAACGATATACATACAACTATAACATTTACTCCAGGTGGTGGAGTTAATGCTGAAAAAATATATGATGCTCTTAAAAAAACTTTTCTGGGCGGTGAAATAGATATTGACGGTGAAATAATGATGTTAAATCCAACTCCTGGTGTTAGGGAAAACATCTTACAAAAAGGTGCAGATGCAATTAGAGATTATTATATAAATGAAAAAGGTGCTGAAGTTATGTCAAGATTATCTGAAGACTTAAGAAAAGAATTAAAAAAATAATAAAGAGAAGTAAAAAATAAAATGCCAACTAGTTATTATCCAGTATTTAGAGAATATAGCCTCGCAGTTCAACTATGGTTGAGAAATCTTGTCGATCTACCAAATTTAGTAAATTCAGATTTTGGTATTACAAGAATTACTCTTCGTGGTACAACTGTTGCAACAATTGGACAATCTGGAGACCAAACATTAACAACAGATGGTAAAGATCAACATGAGGTTTGGTTGGATACAACAAAACATGGTTTAAAACCAACTGAAGCATTTAAACTATATGATACAACTAAAATAATAGCAGGTACAGGAGACAAAGCTATAACAAAAACAAATGATGAGTGGTATGTTATTCAGGCTGTAAAGGATAATATTATAATTTTAGATAAGGTATATAAAAAATTAACAGTTGAACAACCAGAAGCGGGTGGTAGATTGAGAAAAGTTGTTAATGTTATTTACGGTGATATGCAGGAAGCAGTTGCACGTGTTGCTTCACCATTAAGAAATGGGTTAGTTGTAACACCAGGTGTAGTTTTCTATCTTTCAGATACACAACCTAAAGAAGGAATGCGTCCCAAAGAAAATTATTATACTAGGCGTTATTATGATAAAGATGGAAATAAGATTGGTTCTTCTGCAGTTCCACCGCTCCAAGAATATGAACTCACATATAGTATAAATATTTGGAGTCCATATCGTTCTTATATGTCTATATTACAATATCAGATTCAATCTGAATTTGCACCTGAAAAGTTTTTTTGGATTCCAGGATTTGGTACAGAAGATGCTGGATACGGGTTTGAATATACTAAGGGTACAGATAATTGTAGATATGAAAGAGAACATCATGGTCAGTGGGCACACGCCTTATTTGAGGGTGTAACGGATGCGTCTGAGTTAGAACCGGGCGCAAACGCGCAACGTATGATTAGAACTGAAATATCATTCAGATTCGATAATGCGTTCATGGCTCTACCGTTCGAAAGAGAACAACCATACATCGGAGACATAAATCTTGAACAACACATTGAGGATCGTATTAATAGACTTTAGTTTTAAGGAGAATAAGTATGGTAAAGATTAAGAATAAGACATATCAACCGATTGCGTTGCTTATCGATGATAACACAGTTTTAGTACCTGGTCGTAAGGCCGTAGATGTTGAAGACGTAACAACACAAATGATTGCTCTTAAGGCAAAAGGTTTGATTCAGATTATTAAGAAATAATAATATGAAGAAATAAAATTATACTACAAAAAATATGTAGTGTAAGACAATTTAAAATTTGTTTTCTTATTATATAAAAAAAGAAAAGAATATAAAAGTTTAATACAGGAGGAATTACATGGCTAGGTTTCTTTTAAGTCCAGGCGTTGTGACTAGAGAGGTTGATAATTCACAATATGCCACGACACAACCAGTCGGAAATGTCGCCGCTATTGTCGGTTATGCCGAAAAAGGTCCATTCGAACCAAGAATTACAAGTAGTACACAAGAGTTTAACCAGGTTTATGGTAAAACATTGGGGGATACACCATATCTTGCTCAAGCTGCTTATAAATATTTCTCACAAGGTCAATCACTTTTAGTGGTAAGAGCTGGCGATAATAGAGATCCAGATCTTTACCCAATGGCTGCTCAATATGCATCAAAAAAGGTAAGACTTGGTGAGAAGGATATTGCAGCATCAGCAGGAAGTCAGTCCTTTACCCGTGCAACAGCTCTTACCGCTGGTACTTTTGCACCAGGAGCAGAGTTTGGCTTTAAGGTTGTTGCTGATCATAGAGCATTTGTAGAACCAAAATTCGTTGAAACATGGGGTGTAACAACTCATGAACTATCAAATGGTCTGGGTGTTGCTTCTCCAGCTGGTGATACTGAAGATTTAGTTGTAAAAATTGCTTATTCCAAGCTTGGTGATAAGACATTTGAGGTTAACTATAAGGAAGAGAATCTTACTGGTTCTTTTACAGAAGAAAAGGGTGGGCTCGGTTCAAAAACTGGTGATTCATTAGGTTCCAAAGTAACATCAACCGTCTATTCATACGCGAAAAACGGTGTATACGCAGAAAGTAAAAGTCGTTATACATTTATTAATGCTGAGTATACAGCTACAGCTCTTGGTAATGTAGATAGAAAAGTTGGATTTGACTGGAACGTAACTCCTCAAGAATTTAAACTCTTCCTTGACAACGTAAACTATGTTGTAACACTTGATCTCAAAACAATATCAGCAGTTGAAATTGTTTCGCATATTAATACAAAACTAACTGCAGCTGTTGACGAGAGTACAGCAAACATTGTTGACCTCACCGGCGATATAGAAGCGTTTGTTATGACTACTAAAAAAGACGGCACATCATATGTTGGTATTAAGAGAAAGGCAGCTGTAGTTGCTGCAGTTAACACAACTGGATTTACTCTTCCAATATCTGAAGGCGCAACAGCTCTTGGTCTCTCTCCTAAAGAATACAAGGACGCTGATACAATTTTCGGTCTTTTCCATTCTGAAAATGATGTTGCTGGTCAAGTATTCGATGGCAACGTACTTCTCACAAAGAAGGGATCAATTGAGGCAGGTGTTGAGTCGTTTGAACAACCAATTGATGTTGTCGTAACCGCCCCCGCTTCTGGTGCTTGGGCTCTTGCAAATATTGCTACTCAAATTCAGACTATCTTGACAGCTGGTTATACGCAATATCAGTCTAATCCAATTAGAGCAAAAGCAGAAATTGATGCTTCATCTGGTAAAATTAAATTAACAACACGTACAACAGCCGCAGAGGGTTATAGAGCTATGGTGAGAGTTAAAAACTCATCTGCCAATTCACTTATTGATCTTATTGGACTCGATCTCCCTAAAGATGGTGTTCAAGAAAGACCGGTTGGCGAAGCAGTTATTACTCTTCAGGCAGCTGAAAAAGGTTCTTATGGCAATAAGCTTGTTCTTCGTACAGAGACCAAGAAACAACAAACTGGACCATCAACTGTTGAAGAATTTTATAATGTTTATGTTCTCCTTGACGGTAAAGAAGTTTCTGTCTATCAGAGAATTAATTGGAGTGATTCTGAAAACGCAAAATTTATTCCTAAGATTCTCGCATCTGATTCTTATATCCATATGGAAGCAGAAGATGAGGATGGAAACTTTATTCTTGAACGTCTCCCTGATGGCGATTGGATTCTTGGAACACCTGATCTACCAGAGGGTGTATCTTCACTTGTGGCAAATGTTATTGATTATAGTGTTGGAACAAACGGTTGGACTGAAAATCAAGATGGTGTTATTATTTCTATGGATACTGACTTAATTAATGCTCTTAAGAAGGTTTATAATCCAGAAGTTTATGACTTTAATTTGGTTGCAGCTCCTGGTGGTGCAGCTTCTTCTGTACAGAATGAAATCCAGAATCTTTGTGAAGCTCGTCATGACTGTTTCGGTATTATTGATGCTGCTCCATTTGGTCTTGGTCTGGGAGTTAAAGAAAAACTCAACCATGTATCTGAAATCAATAGTATGAACGAGAATATTGTCTCCTCATATGTTGGTGCTTATTGGCCTTGGCTCCAGGATTATGATGCTGATAATAAACAGTACATTTGGCTTCCACCATCAATTTACGCTCTTACGCAAATGGTTTATACTGATAATGTTGCAGATCCTTGGTTTGCAACTGCCGGTCTTAGTCGTGGTAAGGTTACAGCTCTTGATGTTGAGTACTCACCTACCAACTCCGAGAGAGACATCCTTTACGGTGATACAAATATTATCAACCCAATTGTTAAGTTTGTTGGAGAGGGAATTGCAATTTGGGGTCAGAAAACTGGCCAAAGAACAAAATCTGCTCTTGACAGAATCAATGTTCGTAGATTGATGATTTACGCTGAAAAGTTAATTGCCAAGATGGCTCGTGGATTCCTATTCGAGCAAAATGATGCAGCCAACTGGGCAGCATTTGCTCGTCAGGCTAACGCCATCCTTGAACCAATTCGCCAAAGAAGAGGTTTGTATCAATACCAAGTTGTGTGTGATGCTTCAACCAACACATCCGATCTTATTAATCAGAACATCATGGCTGGTAAGATTTTTGTGTCACCAACAAAAACCGTCGAATTTATCGAAGTTGAGTTTACGATTAATGCTTCTGGTGATGTTTCATTTACTGAGTAAAAGATTTTATTTAAAAAAAGGAGCCCGAAAGGGCTCCTTTTTTATTAAAAACTTTAATAAATAATTATTTAACTTGATCATCTTTTTATAAAAATAGCATGACCAGGTAATCCGTTTGGACTACCACCATTGACTTCAGTCTGTAACGTTCCATTTAAATTTTTGTATTTGACAACAACTAATCCACCATTACCACCACCACCCTGTCCACCTGGTGTACCACTACCACCACCCTCTACCCATTGAAATGGAAGACCTTGTTGATAACTCTGATTAGATTGTCCGCCCCATCCACCATCACCGCCGCGACCACCACTACCACCATTTGCTATAATATAGGCACCACCTGAATTTATATTTTTTGCTTCAATATAAATAATTCCTCCATAATTACCACCAATACCACCTTCTCCACCCCCACCACCGCCACTTCCGCCAGATCCTCCTCCTCCAGGTGTACCCCAGTCATCATCATTATATACTTGAACCCAGTCACCCTGTTCTGTTTGGACGGTGGAGTAAAATCCGGAAGTAGATGGAGTATGACCTCCTGACGTACCTGCATAACCATGGCCGCCAGCACCACCCATTCCCGGTGTACCCTGATTTGATCTAAGATTTGATCCCATCTGGAGAGAACTTATTAATGCAAAGTTTGAAGTATTAGGATAACGAGGTCCTGGTTGTCCATCCCCTCCCGCCGCTAGAGAACCTGCAGTATTTCCAAAAGGTTGTTGACCTGGATTGCCATCAACACCTGGATCATTCGAGTCTATTTTTGGTCTAGCACCATTACCACCAGCTCCGCCATTTTGACCAGCTCCGCCTCCACCAGATCCGCCTGCTCCTCCTGCTCCGGCTAAACCACCAACAGAGGCAGTTGTTATGTTAGTGGTGGTTTCTCCATAATATCCATAATAACCTCCGCTCGATTGACTACGAACAGTTTGATGGGTATACGTTCCTTGTTGACTGAATTGACCATCAGCACCGTCCCCGCCCCTAGCACCGATATTACCCGGATTACCACTTACATGTATAACACAACCAGGACCCAGAGTAAGAGTTTCTTTGACAAGAATTATAATTTTTCCACTAGATCCAGAGGTTAACCAACCATTATTGATGGGAAGTATACCAACGTTAAGAGTGAGATTATTAAATTGATATACTCTATCTTTTTCTGGTATAAACCAACCATTCATTGTTAAATCTCCATCTGATCCATCACCACCAGGTAGAGTTTTGGCACTATCGAATGAAGACACCTTATTATTTAAGGCTGTTGATATACTTGATACTAATAGACGTGATCCTTTAGGAAAAGCATCAAAACCTAATGTATTCTCTAGTACACTATCGCTAATTAATCCTTTAAAACCAACTGGTGGTGATAGCCAATGTTTATCAAATTCATTTGCAATATCGGCAACTGTTATAACACTACCAGGTGAAAGACTCATATCATCCTCCTATTTATGTAGCAGCAAAAGAACAACACAAAGAACCCCAAGACGCAGATCCACCCCCTGCACCAAAATAAACTTTACCATCTTTCCCTACGTATATAATAGCATGAGCTGGTATGCCTGCAGCAGTTACGTTCCAATTCGAGTCTGCAACCGGAATATGCAGTCCGCTGTCATTAGGGTTGCCTGGTCTGTATTCCGGAGGAAGAGTGAATACAACTAACCCTGGTGTTCCACCAGCAACAAGACCATCCATGTGAACTATATCATTAGAATCTTTTCTAAACCTCGATCGGCCCCAAGATTGACCATAATCCATCCAACCGTTTTGAAAGCCAGGTTCGCCAGCTTGCCCTATATAGTGCCAAGTATCTGAATCTATAGACGCAGCATCAACCCAAGCTCCTTTAGTAGAGTTGTATTTTTTGTTGCTATAAATTTGTCCATTAGTTGGATTAGTTGGGAATGCCATGTCTTACTCCTTTATCTTATGTTCCCAACAATTGGGTAATATTTAAATAGTGATATGAGTTTGTAGGAGCGTTGAAAATAGATTTAGCAACAGATGAATTCTGCATTATTCTAAATTCTATTGTTTGTCCAACTGTTCTTCTAATTACTCCAGAAACATTAAAATGCACGTAGCTTTGAGCTGTTGCAACAGAAAAATAATTTGTAATTGTTTCTGTTCCAGCTACAAGTTCAGCTGCGCAATCGGATGCAACATTCCCACCCCAATTGACAAGTACTCCGGCTGACACCATATAAAGTCCATCTTTCTGCGCAGTAAAAACCCCAGTTGTTGGGTTATAACAGCCATGAGTATCTTCATTTTCAGCAGGGAAGATTACTACTCTTGCAACGCCATCTCCAGGGAAGGCTTGCCCGCTATTTCCCCTAGCATTAACTCTTACCAATTTTTTAGTAACATCTCCCAGAATAGTTAGATCCTGTACTGTAGGGGAAAGAGTAGCTTCAGGGAAGGAGGTGGTAGCCTGAACAGCTGTATTAGACCATTTACCAATGGCTGAAACTGTAATTGGGTAGTTGGCAGCTACACTAGCATAACCACCAATAATAGCTGAAGTGGTAGATGGAGTTCCCCAAATTCTACCGCTTACAGTGTGAGCACTAGGAGCATTTATGGTAGGTGAAGATATTGACGGTAGTGAAATAAATGATTGAGGGAAAGTCCAAGTGTAACTACCTTCATATAAAATTGGAGATGGTAACCCTGTAGCAGAACCTATAGATGTTGTTACGTTGAACCACACCTGCATCGTCCCATCTGAATATCTAATCCAAGACCCATTAGCATTACTTCCGGAATCGTAGATACCAGACATCATAATACCACCCTGTGGGGCTGGTACTGTCTGGGCTGACCATTTACCCAAGGCTTGAACCATAAAAGTTACAGTTTCGCTTGGTCTAGAAGTATTAGTCCATGGATACCAGTTTCCGGCATTTGTTGCAGTTGGGCCTTGTGCAAGTGTACACGTAGCCCAAATATCATAAGTTGATTTTATAGTACATGTAGCAGTTGGGTCGCCAATAAATGCAATTGGCCATGGCCCCAAATTTTGTACTGTTGAGTAGTACATACCGCCTTGCACATTTGTGAGCGCTAAGTTTGTAAATGTAATATTCTTCCACACTTGCATAGTACCGTCTGTATATCTAACCCAACTACCGTTAACATTTGATCCTGAATCATAGATGGAAGATTGGATGAGAGTTGGAGTACCAGGAGTAGCACCGGAGTTGTCTGTCTTCTGCCAGAAGGTAGAAGGAGAGTAAGCTGTATTAGACCACTTGCCGATGGCATGATAACCAGGAACACCTTGTGCAGTATCTTCTGCGATACCACTACCCATGTCACACAAAGTTAGACTTCCTATTTGAGTTGCTGATAATTGGAAAAACTGAGTAGAAATAAAGTTGTTTGTTCTTTCATTAAGCCCAGATACAAGTGGTATCGAAATAAATGGTTGAGGAAATTGAATATTAGATATTGCAGCAGAATATCTTGTTGCTCCAAGTACTCCAGCATTACAGTTTACTATTGTAGGCGATTCCCACCAACATTCCATAGTACCATCTGCGTATTTTACATATGATCCATTAGCATTTGATCCAGATTCGTATATTCCACCTTTAGCAGCTTGAGGGATGGAGGCAGATATATCAGTCCAGGTTCCACCAAACAGAGTAGCTGGATCTTGAGTCCCAGCATATTGGGTATATACCGATCCAACAATAGAAGATCCACTATCATAATCCGTCCATAAACCTTTAGTTGAGTTGTATTTCTTGTTCCCGTAAGTTTGACCGTCTGTGGGTGTTAATGGGTATGACATGTTTTCCTCCTTAAATTAAATATCCAGAAAATGTTGGGTATTGGCCAGACGAATAACTAACACTACCATGATCTGATGCGAAATAGATATTAATATAATCATCTTTATTGAGAGACAGTATAATACTTCTATTCGCACTATTTCCATATTCTGCAATCACACCATTGGCCGCTTCTGTATCTATTCTCAATTCATAGCCTCCAAAATCAATACCATTCACTTTAATAATATATCTATAAACATCATTTGCAGTATTTCCGATATTAGCCCAAGAAAAATAATAGTTTCCAGCCACTGGTACAGTGAACCTGCCTGTTGAAGTACTATAACAACCACCAACATTTACGTGAGTATTATTGAAAATCCAATTTTGCCCTGTAGTCCCTCCATTGGCAGAACCATATGCTTGGAAAGCTGGTTTGTTTGTATTGTCTATTTTCTTCCATGATGATGTCGTTGTTGTATAGATATGATTTTTATAGATTTGTCCATCTGTTGGATTAGTTGGAAATGACATAATTATTCTCCTTTATATAGAGATTATCTTCTTGGTTTGGAGAGTAAAAATCTTCCGTCTTCACCCTTTTTATTTTTAACTGTTAGATCAGTTAAGGGAATGAGATAATCAACCACCTGCTCATAATAAAGACGTACATGCTTGGGTTGGTATTCTTGTAAATAAAGAAGAGCATAATATAGTGGCAGATCACCCCATTTGTTTGCTATATTAGGATTGGCTCCATGTTTAATAGCTATAGAATACATTTCAAGTGGTACTTCAAACATAACCATGTCGTGTAAAATAGTATGTTTATTTCCCTTCTCTTGAATATTAGGATTAGCACCCATTTTCAATAGCTTCTTAAACATAAGAATATCATCTTCACCGCGTTGATATCTATTACCAGGTGAGGAGTTGGATACAACAATACCAAGAGGTGTAGTATTATTCTGACTTAGAACATTAACATCAATACCCTCTAAATCAAGAAGTATTTTTGACCATCCTCGATAGTTGTCATCGTCAAAAGAGAGGGCTGAAGCAAGTGGTGTCCACTTATTAATCTTCTTATTTACATTCAAACCTCTATCGAGAAGGAAGTTGAAGAATGCCTTTTTATTACCGTTGACTCTCTTCTCAAATAGTGTGGAGATGATATCTTCATCTTTTATTTGTTTCATATTACGATAGAAGAGACGGTAGTCAACTGACTTATCATTATTGATAAGCCATAAAAGGGGAGATATCATTATAGTTTCATTACGAATTAGAATACTGTCGGGGAGCATAAATGTTTTGGAGTTGGCGGCATACTCTAGAGTTTCTTTATCCATTCTTTTAAAGCTATCAACAACAAAGCCCATAATCTCTTCATATTGACGGCCAATGAATGCGCTAAAGATGGCTACATGTAATGAGTTTTTATCCATAGGATTATCTTATGGAGATAATAAAAAAAGCTCCCTTTCGGGAGCTTTTTTATAAACTTAACTTAGATTAATCGGCAAAAACCTCATCCATAATATCAATGAACTCATCATCAATATCCTTGATATTGGGGTTGAATTGGGGACGATGGCCACCATTCTTAAAACGATTTTTGTAAATCTCCGTGTTACCCTTGATAATGTCCTGGGTAACCTTGGCATTCTGCTGACTTACCAATCGCTCTTCCTTGCTTCGTTTCACGTTCTGCTCCTTAGCGCTTTGCGCTTATATAGATATTATATACTAAGGTGTGGATATCCCAAAATATTATTTAAAATATTTCAAAATAAATTTCTTTGTTTTTGGAAATTTCTTAAGTTCAATACAATATTTTTCCATTGTTTCGGCAACACCAATATTTTTCTTATTTTTTGGTATTTTTTTCTTCAACTCATCCCAATCAAACATTATCTTTTTAAATAAATCTATAATATTTAATTCTGTATACCTCATAATATCATATTTTATAATTGTTGAAATAAATGGAGTCATAACATACTCCGCCCAAGATTCATATGCGGCTGATAGAGGTATTTCTGTCTTGTATTTTTCATTGAGGAGGTATTTGTGTGTTTCAATATGTTTTCTAAAAACATCCCAATCTTTTCCATTCACTTTATCAAATTGTATAAATTTTGAGAGATATTGTCTGTGTATTTCTTGGAAGACATCTTCCACTGTGTTTATTATCATAGTTTCCTTATCTTCTAAAAATATGCTTATTAGTAGCAACAAATATGCTTAAATCATAAGATAAATATATGAAATATATCAATACTTGGTATCAAAACAGTCCTTTTCCAACCTATTATGTTATGGTATTTGACTACTCAGGTCCAGTGTCAAAAAATATTAGTAATGATCCTCTTCTTTATAATGTTTCTGCTGTTGTTATATATCGCGGTGAAGAAGATGAAATGATAATATTTGATCATTCAAAAAGATTAGCATTTTCACCAATTGAAGTTGAAAATGATGGTAAAAGATTAAACAGGGTGACAATAGATAAATTGTTTAAAGAAAATATTAGGTGGGCAGAATGATTGACTTAGCACAAGAGTTGATAGAGTTTGCCTTCTCATTAAAACCTATAGGTGATAGAAGATGGGAGTTGAGGGCTTATTTCTCTTTAGAAGATTTTATTATTGATAGTATACAAAATGAATTAGGATATGAAACATCACTATCAAATACTGTAGAATATTTTATAATTGATAGACAGATAAAAATCCTTTTCAAATTAATTAATATTAAAGATGATGATATAGAGGATTTAGAAATAATGTGTGATTCAACCGGTAAGGTTTGGTTTGCAGAAGTATCCAAAGAGGGTGAAAGTATAAAGGAGTTTAAATTTTGAAAGAAGCATTTGACTTTATATTTGGTGGTGGTTTAGAGTATATGCTCAATTATAAAGATAGAAACAATGGATCATTCTCCATCCTCCTCAATCTCTCTCGGTACGGAATTATTGGAGATTACAAAAAAGATAAAGACCCAGGTGATGTTGTTGAGTTGGTGTGCGGTAAATACGCACGATCGCATCTCTTCTACAAAAGCGGTCAATTTGATTATACTGTCCTATGGCTGACAAGTAAGCAATATAAGGATGAAGATTTAGAGAGTGCAATGAGGGCTAAAGAGAGTTGGTTTTTCCCTCTCATGATAGAAGTCTTTCCTAAGTTAAAATACGTTGCCACTAAAGATGTTTATGGTGAGCAGATAACAACCCAAATTAGTAGAATATCAGATATACCTGCAAAAATAGAATGGTATAAACAATACTCTTGGAATAAAGAAAAAGTAAGACCAGATTCCATCTATATAAGAGTTAAGGCCAGGTCTTCAAGATATGCGCTGTTTGAAATGTATAAACAGCATTGGGTTAAGGCAAAGAAAATATTGGATGATCTGAAGATTGATTATAAGGTTGTGGAATGATTACAATTGATGAATTCTCTAATTCATTTATAAGTTTCAAATCTGATACTCTTAAATTCTTTGAGGAAGACCGCGGTGTTTTTTATATTGACTCAACTCGTAAGAGAAATATAATTGGGAAGTATATATTCAATATATATACTGTGTATTATGATTTGACAACCGGCGAAGCAATAAGAGTTAAAGCTGGTATAATTTTTTCTGATGAAAGATACCCCACAGATACAAAGTTTAAAGAAGATGTATTTAGTTGTATTTATAGTGCGGAAAAGAGTCATACTCTCTTTAAACAAGTTTTAGATAGGACTTTCAAATGAACGAAATAAAACATCATTATTCTGAATATTTTGAATTGAAAAGTGATTCGTTTAAGTTCGTAGAAAAAAGTCCTGGCCCCATCAGGGCATTTGTATCACCAAAGCCAACAAAAGATGGTATGTATCTAGTACATATATTTTTTATATTTACTACTTTTTCAGATAATGAGTACAAGCCATCAATTCAAATACCTATTGGTAAATTGAAAATAACAAAGAAAGAGAGTATGATAAAATCAAAAGAATTAAGTTCTAGAATAAAAGAAGAAATAACTCTATTAATAAATGAAGCAGAGAAGAGTCATAGAATATTTAAAGCTATAATGAAGTTTACGTTTGAAGGTGTGGAACCAAAATTATGACATATGGAGAGGCTTCCTCAAGGTCTGGGCCGTTTATTACATTTGATTCTTCTCAAGACGAAGTCTACTATGTTTACAAGAGAAATGGCTGGATGTATTATATCACTTTTGGTATAGAAAAAGTCTCTTCTGCAAAACTTTTAGATCCTAGAGAATGGGATTTTACAGATTTTGACGCAACTTACGAAGAGTTAGACTCTAATTTTTCAAAACATGTTTTGAGACAAAATATAATTAATCTATTTAATGCAGAAGATATGTTTAGGAGAGAGTTATGACATATGAAGAAGTAAAAAAACAATCCTTACCTCTCATCCTATCTGAACCTGAACTTGGTGAGATATATATTATCTATAGGGATGCTGAAGGTTTTATGTGTTATAGATTAATAAATCGTAATGGGATAAGAGCCCAAGAAAGTCTTCGCCAATCGGGCTGGGACAACAGAGGATGGTGGGATGCTACCAATGGTGTTCCAGAGAGTATGTACAAATTTTTCAAACTGGCAATTAGTGAAGTATTTACCGTGACATATTAAATTATAGAAGAAAGATATATTAGGGGAATAAAAATGAGATATGTGTTAAATCAATTAGAAATGAATAAGAATGAAAAGTCAACTGGTGATGGTAGAGTAAAAAAAGAAGAATTATCTTCTATAGAAAAGAATAAACTTGTAGAAAGTATTACCAAAATTCTTGAGAGTGATCCACTCTTTCTTCAATATCCTAAAGACATCCTTTCTAGAGATGTAGCTACATTTGTAAAAAATAGTAGTGATGACCTCAAGAGTGTAAGAGCTGCACTTATCAATACAGCAACCTACTACCAAGAAAGATAAAGCATAGTTATATAGTCTACATATACAGTAATGTATAAGGGGGTAACTATGTCAAAAGAATTGGATGGATTTAGTGATGGTTATAAATATGGTTTTTCTACTCCAGAAAAATCACTCATAAAATCTGAAAAAGGTTTAAGTGAAAACACTGTAAGACAAATAAGTGCCACAAAGAATGAACCTTCTTGGATGTTGGCTTATAGACTTAAAGCCTTGGAAACTTTTTATAAAATGCCCATGCCAGTGTGGGGTGCAAATCTTGATAGTGTAGATTTCAATGACATTTATTATTATGCTTCTGCATCAACTGAAAATGCAACTTCGTGGGATGATGTTCCTGAAGATATTAAAAATACATATGATAAACTTGGCATCCCAGAAGCTGAGAAGAAATTCTTAGCTGGTGTTGGTGCACAGTATGATAGTGAAATGGTTTATCATAACCTACAGAAAGAATTAACCGACAAGGGCGTCATCTTCTCCTCACCAGAAGATGCTATTATCAATCATCCAGATATTATCAAGCAATATTTTGGAACCGTTATACCACATACAGATAACAAGTTTGCTGCGCTCAATACAGCTGTTTGGTCTGGTGGTTCATTCATCTACATCCCTAAAGGAGTACATGTCGACATCCCACTCCAGGCTTACTTCCGCGTTAATACTAAAAGTTTTGGTCAATTTGAAAGGACACTTATAGTTGTTGATGAAGGGGCATTTGTCCACTACATTGAAGGATGCACGGCGCCGGTCTTCACAAAGGATAGTTTACACACAGCCGTTGTCGAAATTGTTGCACTTCCAGGTTCTAGAGTTAGGTACTCAACCATCCAAAACTGGTCAAACAACATGTATAATCTTGTTACAAAGAGAGCGTTTGCTTATGAGAGAGCAACTGTTGAGTGGGTTGATGGTAATATTGGCTCAAAGGTAACAATGAAATACCCAGCCATCTTCCTTATGGGTAAGGGTGCTCATGGTGAAGTTATGTCCATTGCCTTTGCAAACAAAGGACAGGAGCAAGATACAGGAACAAAGATTATGCACTTTGCAGATGATACATCAAGTGTTGTTACCGCCAAATCAATATCAAGGGCTGGTGGTATATCCTCCTATAGAGGAATGATTAAGGCAACCGCTGGTTTGAGAAATATCCGCTCTAAGGTTGAGTGTGATGCCCTTCTCCTGGACCCAGAATCAAAAACAAATACTTATCCAGTTATGGACATACAATCAGACGATGCCAGTATGGAACATGAAGCTTCAGTTTCAAAAATTAGCGAGGACCAGTTACTATATTTGATGAGCCGTGGTATAGATGAAGCAGAGGCTAGTATGATGATTGTCAATGGTTTTATCGACCCTCTGGTTAAACAACTTCCTATGGAATATGCAGTTGAACTAAACCGCCTTATTGAATTGGAAATGGAAGGTTCTGTCGGTTAAAACATAAATATATCTTCGGCTCTCATAATAACAACATGGAAGCCAGTTTTATTTCTTAATACATCCTTCAACTCATTCATTCTCTTCCTATCTTCTAAGGAACCAGTTATAACCGTGTGCATTCTGCCTGTTGTATAAACCTGGTTTTTTGTTATTGCCAACTCAAATCTATGTTCAGATAGAGCATCAACTATTTCATCTACCCTGTTATCATCAACAATAGTTATACGAGCAAAAAACTTTCTCTGTCCATGAATTTTATCATCCAATTTCATCTTGAAGTGGGTTTGTAAGAATGCTGACAAGATGGCTCCAACACCGAATATTATGAGGAATATCCAATCCTTATTAATAGCCTCAATTATGGTCTTATAGAGCAAAACCCAATATAGTGCCTCCGTTAGGTTTGTGAGAATGAAGTATATTTTATTACCCTTGTTGAATGCATCATTTTTAAAATAGCCAAGTATGTCAATACCTATTTTCAAAAAGAAGACTAAGACAGCTGTAAAGATAAATTGTTCTAAAATCAAGATTAACTCCAATTGTATATATAATTATCTTTTGAAAATACGCAACAAAACATTATTCTATAAAAGATAATTATGAATTGAAAAGCAAATAAAATTAATGCTTTTCAAACATATTGTTAAAGATAATTGTGTGGATAGTATTGGGATGAATACAATTCTTCATTAAAAAAACAACAGTTGTTGGAGGTAAATAAACATGGCTATTGTTCTTAGCTCGGCTGAGCACAGTTTTAGAGAACCAAAAAGAAAGAATAGATGGATTTTAAAATTTGATCGTGTACCAAATAAAGGCGGTCCTGCTACTGAAGCACTCGCCATTGACATCTTATCGGCATCAAGACCTTCGGTTTCGGTAGAACCTATTGAAATGAGCAGATTGAACGAAAAGTTCTACTTTGCTTCAAAACCTACTTGGGAACCTATGTCTTGTGTGTTTTACGATTATGATAAGGGAACAAATTCTGCATCACAAATTCTTTATCACTGGTTTACAGCAATTTATAATCCACTTACGGGTGGTCAAGGTTATGCTATTGTCTATAAGACAAATGCTACTCTTGTAATGCTTGGACCTGACGGTAAGATTATTGAAATATGGGACCTCTTCGGTTGCTTCCCAGAATCAATAAACTGGCAGGACTTATCTTATGAAGGAACTGAAGCTCTACAGGTTGAAGTTTCTTTAAGATTTGACTATGGAGTGCTCCAGTCAGATTCGGGAAATGGGGGCATACCGCAATGATGATAGTTGTAGCGGCGGAATAGCTCAACATACACCGCCGTACTTAATATATTTTTACAAAAAAGCAGCAGAAATGCTGCTTTTTTATTTATCCAAAGCATATTTAAATATATGGATACAAAACAATTTATAGAAAGAGCAAATAGAATACATAACAATAGATATGATTATTCTTTATCAAAATACAAATCATCTGATAGTTGTATAAAAATTATATGTCCAATTCACGGTGAATTTTTACAAAAATCCAGATATCATCTTCTTGGTTCTGGCTGTAAAGAATGTAATAAACATAATAAAAATCAAGGTATAGGTAGATTCATCGAACGAGCACGGGAGATACATGGAGATAAATATGATTATTCAAAATCTAATTATTCTGGAGCAGATGATCGTTTAATAATTATCTGTCCAGAACATGGCGAGTTTACTCAAACACCCTCTAAACATCTTCTTCATAAGAGAGGATGTAGAAGGTGCGCCTCGATAATAAATGCCGAAAAACTAGCATTAACCCAAGATCAGTTTATAGAAAAAGCTAATAAAAAACACAATAATAAATATAATTATTCTAAATTTATTTATGAAAGTGGCGAAACAAAATCTATAATTATCTGTCAAGAACATGGTGAGTTTGAACAATATGCCAACAATCATCTCCAGGGTAAAGGTTGTGCTAAATGTGCTGGTATTGCACCTTGGACTACCGAAGAAGCTGTTGAGAGAGCTCGTGTAAAGCATAACGGCAAGTACGATTACAGTAAATTTGAATATCGTGGGGCTGATAAAAAATCTATAGTTATTTGTCCTTATCACGGTGAATTTCTAACATCACCACGTATTCATATTAATATGGGAAGTGGATGTCCGTCATGTAATGAAAGTAAGGGTGAAAAGGAAATAGCCAAATGGTTGGATGAACATGATGTTAGTTATAAGAGACAGAAGAGATGGGCAGATTGTAAATATAAGAATGTCTTACCATTTGATTTCTATCTACCCGAAACGAATATAGCAATTGAATATGATGGTGAGCAGCATTTTGTTTGGAATGATTTTTTTCATACAAAAGAAGAATTTGATTTGATACAATTGAAGGATAAATTGAAGACGGAATATTGTTTGAAGAATAATATACCTCTTGTGAGAATAAACTATACAGAAAATATAGAAAAAAGATTGACTAAATTATTCGATTAAGCTTATTTAAATATATGAAATTAAGAATAGTAAAGTGTAGACAACTTCCTCAGTGGATTATTGAGTCGGATAAAGCTGCATATCATCCTTACAGTAATACTATATATTTAACAATGTGGAAATATTTGCCGCACGAAATGCTCCATTATTTTGCTTGTATGCTAAAACTAACATGGATGCACAAATTAATAGATTGGAAATTATACTTCATTAAGAAGCAGTCGTAAATGACTGCTTTTTTTATTTTCAATAAAGATAATATCAGGAATATTGTATTATCTACTATATAAATAAATTATGATATCAAAAGATAAATTAGAGATTATTAAAAGAGAAGTTATAGCTCATACTCTCGAATATTGGGGTCCAAATGATTGGACAAGTCATACTATGTGTTTAGTATATGATTCTCAATTATACAGTAATGTTAGAGAGTTTAGTATAGTATTCGATGAGCAATATAATATTCTTTATGTTGGGTGGCAAATTGGTGAAGCTTATTGGCAACCCAATAAAGCACCGAAGGAAGATGTTTTACAGATATCAAATATTTCAGATATTGAAGATGATGATATTATATTTTTTGATGAGTATGGTCGTTCCTTAAACAGAAGTAAAAAATTTGATAAGTTTGATAATGTTGCTGGTGAAATTGTTGCCCGTGATTTAAGTGGTCATTGGTGGAATATAACCCCTCGGGGTCCGGAGGAACCAATTGATTAAAAGTGTATATGGTATTAAACTATGAGTGAACCTGTAATTTATAATATTATTTCTTCTAGAGATAGTGATGAAATAAAAAAGAAAAAGATATTAGACGCTCTTGAAGCTGGTGCTGATATTAATGCTGGTGGTGGATATTATCAGGATAAACCTCTAATTATTTCTGTTGAGTCTTATAATTGGGATATGGTAGAATTTCTTATACAGAATGGTGCTGACCCATGGTATATTAACCCAACAACTGGTAAAAATTATGTCAACGTATGGGCAGTTAGCGATGAAGGTTTTACCGAAGGAATAGTTTTATTTGCCAAGTACGCTGCATGGAAAAAACCAGAGTGGTGTGAAATATATCTCAAGCTTATATTTACTAAAGGATGGCCAAGAGCAAATAGTTATATAAGCGGCTCTCTAGAAAATATGAGGAAATACAAATAAAAAAGTGTAAATTTTGAACTTTCATACAAAGATAAATGTATGAATGATTTTTTAGAAAGAGCTAAAAATATTTATGGTAATATATACGACTATTCTCTTGTTCCTACCAATATAACATCGAGGTCCAGATTTTATATTATATGTGAAAAACATGGTAAATTCGAAAAGGTTTATAGTAAATTCATAAATTGTAAGCAGGGTTGTCCAAAGTGTTCCGATGAGGCTAAAGCTCTTAGTACAGAAATTTTTGTTGAAAAGGCAAAGTTGGTACACAATAATAAATATGATTATTCTCTTATTGAATATAAGAATTCATATACTAAGGTAAAAATTATATGTCCAAAACATGGTGTATTTGAACAAGTTCCAGGAAGTCATTTATTTGGACAAATTTGTAAGAAGTGTTCATCTGAACGTCATTCTAATATTATGAGATTAGATACAAATATTTTTATTGAAAGAGCCAAACAAGTTCATAAAAGTAAATATGATTATTCTAAAACAATTTATATTGGAGCACTTAAAAAAGTTATTATAACTTGTCCAGAACATGGAGAATTTAAACAAATACCAAATAATCATATAAATTTCAAAAATGGATGCCCACACTGTGGCGAAAGTCATGGCGAAAAGATAATAAGTGAGATATTATTTAAAAATAATATAAAATTCGAAAGACAAAAAACATTTGATGATTGCAGAAACAAAAATCTTCTACCATTTGATTTTTACTTATCAGATTTAAATATATGTGTCGAATATGATGGAATGCAGCACTTTAAGAGTGTAGAGTATTTTGGAGGAGATAAAATATTGGAATATATAAAAAAATAATGATTTAATAAAGAATAAGTATTGTACAAAAAATAATATTCGTATAATTAGAATTAATTATTTTGAAGATATAGTAGAAAGATTGAAAAAGGAGAAACTATGTGAGTGACGAAGAGGATGATTTCAAAACGATAAAAATTAAAAAGACAGTTTGGCGTAAGCTTAATTATCTTAAGCTTGAAGAAGATGCAAAAACAATCAGTCAAATCATAAATAAGCTCATTGACAATTATGAAAAAGGAGAGCAGGTTGAGCCTAAAAAATGATGTGCATGTTTTTGTATTTAATAAATTAAAAAGAGGAGTAAAAAATGAATGATCAGGATAAACTTAAAGAGTTGGGTATAGAGAATGTTGCAAATTCAAAGCCCGGTGCTGCCAAGACGTATAAAAATACATCAGCATCTAATATGCTTTTTGAACCTAATGCTGAGTTGGTAGAGATACCGTCACATGGTTATTTATATAAAAACGTAACAACTGATGCAGATATTATTGAGAGAGGAAGTTTACGTATTCGTCCAATGACAGTTTCTGAAGAAAAAATTCTAACAACATCTCGTCTCGTAAGAAGTGGTCAGGCTCTTGACCTCATCTTCCGCAATTGTATCAAGAGTGATATTGACCCGGGTGAACTTCTTTCTTCAGACCGTGTGTATATCATGCTCTGGTTGCGTTCCATCTCCTATGGTAACATTTATAAATTCTGGCTTCAATCCCAGGACCCAGCCAACCCAGGTCGTTTCCAGTGGGAAGTTGACCTACAAGCCCACCCAATTAAGGAATTTGATGATGCCACTATCCAGGAACCATTTGAGGTTACTCTTCCATCTGGATATAAGATTTTGTTTCGTCTTCCAAGAGGAAAGGATGAGTTACAAATTATTAAGATGAATAATGCTCCAAAGGGAGCGGAAGAGACAGACGAGACTATTGTTAAGCGTCTCTCATCCATAATAATCAAAGCTTATAAGAAGGATGGAGTAGAAATTCCAGCTGCTCAATATGATGCTTTTATTAACTCATTGGTTGCTAGGGATGCTTCTGCTTTTAGAAAGGAAATTGATAGAATTGATTGCGGTATTGAAGATATTAAGGTTGTAGACCCAAGAAGTGGTTATACATTCGAGACGTCAATCCCAATCACCGAAGACTTTTTTCGTGTCACTGAATGATGAAAATGCTGAAGAGGTGCTGAATGAACAACGCAAGTCTCTGACAAAACAGATATTTCAACTTGCGTATTTCGGGCGTATTTCTCCCGAGTATGCTTCATCATTGGAAATAAACGAACGTAACTATGTATACAGCTTATTGATTGAGCAGCTTGATTCTGAGAAGAAGGTACAAGATGCTGAAGCTTCAAAAATTAAGGCCAAGTCTCATAGTTCGTCCGTACGCAAACGTTAAGGGTGCAATAAAGCTGATCGAAAGGTCAGCTTTTTTATTCCTGATCGCATAGTTAGATGTGATTGCTTGCGGTATTGTCATAGGATAGACTTAAACAAAAGCATATTTATATTAAACACATTGACACACATTCAACATCAACTCAACGAGGTAAATAGTGTCTAAGCGTTATGCTATATACGGCGATATCCATATTTATAAGCATCTTTCCAGAACAGTTTTTGAAGATACAGCAGTTCAATTCCTTTATGACTTTGCTGATTCATGTAAGAAGAATAATACAACAGACGTCATCTTTTTGGGTGATTTCTTCCATGTTAAATCAAAGATTTTCGTTCCAGCCTACATCCGTTCCATGGAGGCGCTGGAATACATGAAGAAGATGGGTTTGAAGATGACCTTCCTTATTGGAAATCATGACATGCCCCTTCTTAATACAACTGAATTTTCCATCATCCATTCCTTCTCTCCATTTGGTAAAGTTGTTAAGGATTATGAGTGGTTTGATATTGACGGAGATAGAATCCACCTCCTCTCCTACACCAATGAGCTACCAGATTTTGAATATACTAAAAATGGCAAAAATTATCTAATGGGACATCTCGACATTCTCAATTTCTCCATGGATGGCATAGTTTGTAGGGAAGGATTTGAGCGTGATGACTTTAAGAAGTTTGATCAGGTCTTCTCAGGTCACTTCCACAAACACCAATCTCTAGGCAACATCTGTTATGTAGGTTCACCCTACCAAACTCGTTACTCTGAAAGATATGATGACAAGGGTTATGTCTTCTTTGATACTAGTGGTGATTGGAACTTCAATATTTATGAATCAGCACCCAAGTTTAAAGAAGTTGATATTAATGATTATAAAGTAGAAGATTTGAAGGGCAACTTTGTGCGTATTAAGACACATAAGGATAATGCCGACCTCCACCAGATTAAACAAATGATTATGGATGCTGGTGCCCAAACAGTTGATTTCATTTTCGAGAAGGAAGAGAACGAAGGTGAGTTAAATGTTATTGAGGATTTATCTATGGGTAGTATGGATGAATTAGCATCCGATTATTTTGATAATGTTAAAGACAACCAGCTGTTTGAGGCTGAAATACAAGCTCTTCTGGATGACGATGTCCTAACTAAGGAAGACTTTATGTTGGTCTTCAATGAAATTAAAGATGCAGATCTTACTGGTTGGAAGCCAGAAGACGAAGACAAAGAATTATTAGCGTAAAGAGGTTGAAATGTATACTTATGACGAATTGATTGATTTTGTAAGAGAGGTTAAGGATCCTGAAGTTAATGCATCCATTGTTGATATTGGTTTAATTTATGATATTACCCAGGATGAAAATATGGATGTACATGTTCTTCTCACCCTCACCTCACCCCAGTGTCCTCTTGGTCCTGAAATAATAAAAGATGTAGAGCGTGTACTAAAGAAAGTAAACAATGTTAATAATGTTGAGGTTGAATTGACATTTGAACCTATGTGGGGACCTGAAAGATTTAGCGATGAATTGAAGCTGGAATATGGCTACCCCATATGACAACTGTAATAGCAGCTAAACGTGTTCTTTTGGGTAAGACTTGCAATAACTGCTTTATCGGACAAATGAATATGTGTACATCTTTTCAGCAGAAAGATAGTGAGGAGTACGGAACGTGTCTATCATTTAATAGTGGTATTGTTCATCTGCCACTATCACGGACTAATAATAAGACAAATAGTGGTAGAATATATCCACAAAAATTATGGATAAAGGGAAAACATGGTATTTAAAAACATAAAGATTCAAAACTTCTTTTCATTTGGTCCAGATATGCAAAAACTGGACCTATCACAGCCAGGAATGTATCTCATCACAGGACATAATCACGTTACTGGTTCAAGTAATGGAGCAGGAAAGTGTGTTGCAGCTGGAACAAAAATTATAACCAAAGAATTGGGAGAGATTAATATCGATTCTTTGGTTGATAACCCAGAAGAGGGCAATTTCTATATACCCGAAGAGTTACATGTTATGACTGATGAAGGTTGGAAAAAAGTTGAATGTTTTTGGAAAACAGAATTACAGCAACTTTATGAACTTGAAACAGAGTCAGGGCATAAGCTTATTGCCTCAGAAGATCATCGTGTAATGACGCAGCGGGGTTGGATAAAATTAAAAAACTTAGAAGAAAATGATGAAATTGTTGTAAATAAAGAGTTGACAACATCAAAAATTAAATCAATTAAAAAACTAAATCGTATAGAAAACTGTTATGATATTCAGGTGATAGACAATAAAAGGTATTTTTCAAATGGGATATTGAGTCACAACTCAACAATTTTTGACGCCATCTCATATGCACTTTTTGGACAGGTCACAAAGAAGGTAAATATCCCTCAGATTGTTAATGAGCAAATTGACCAGGATTGTATGGTTGAGCTTGAGTTTGAGGCAGATGGTGTAAACTACATTGTTGAGAGATGGAAGAAGCAGAAGAAGCACTATGATAAACTCCTCCTCTATAAGGATAATAAGGAAGAGGAAAATCTCATCTCAGACTCTAACAAAGGTGATACTCAGCTCAAGATTAACGAAATTATAAAGTTCAACTACAAGTCATTTGTTAATGCGGTCATGATGACACAGGAACAAATTTCTGGTTTCCTTCAGGCTGACTCAAACAAGAAAAAGGAGATTATTGAAAACATCCTTCAGCTCAACATCCTTACAAAGTATCACTGGGTTGCACAACAGAAGAGAAAGATTCTCCGTAAACAATACGAGCAAGTTAAATTAAAGGAAGAGAGTGTTGATCAGTTGGTTGAGAATACCAAGTTGGCAATGCAAGAGTATGTCAACTCTTGTAATAACAAAAAGACAAAGAGTAAGCTTGAGATAGAAGCTCTACAAGATAATTTAAATAGAATAAATCAGACAAATATTGATGCCGAGAGAAAGAAGATTGCAGCTGTTGCCCGTCTTGTAAAGAAGAGAGAGGATATGATGGTGTCATACCGTCATGAGGCTGATAAAGTAGAATCATTGAAGAATGAAAAATCGACAATAGAATCTACTCAATCTGAATATGCTGGTTTAATCAAAAATGCTGAGAAGAGTATTTCTATACTCGATAAAGAATTGGTAAGAGAGGAGAAGGAGTATGAGAGAGTTTCAAAAGAATTGGAACATGCTCATGAAAATCCAGACTCTTGCCCCATTTGTGAAAATAAGATTAATGAGGATAAATTTAAAAATTGGAAGGCTGCTCAGACTGAATTGGCTGAGAGAGTTGAAGAAACAATTAAGGGCAAGAAAATACAGATTGCTGATAACAAGAAAAATCTTGACTCCTGGAATCTAAAGAAGACAGAGCTACAGAAATCAATAGATAAACTCAATTTAAAGATTGATGCGCAGCGAACTGTGGCTTCAGGTATCAAAAAAGATTATGAGGCTATAGAGATTGATGAGACAATGGATGAAGAAGAACTCAACCGCTTGGATGAAAAGAAGACAGAGTTGGAACAACAGATTAGAGAAAAGGAAGCTCAAGACTTCGTTGATAAAAAGTATCTCGAATCATTGATGAATCAAGCGAAACAATACTCTAAGGATAAGAAAGAGTATAGTAAAGAGCTGAAGACATTGAAGCAAACATTTATTATTACCAAGTGGTGGGAAGATTCTCTTTCCTCTAAAAAGAATAGTATGAAGAGTTGGTGTATCAACAACATCACTGGTTACTTCAATTCGAAGATTAAATATTACCTGGACCGTTTCTTTGAGGGAAGTGTATCTCTCCAGTTGGATAATGATTTAAATGAAGTCATCCATAGTAACGGTAAGGAAAGAATTTACGATATGTTCTCTGGTGGTGAGAAGAGAAGACTTAATCTTGCCATCCTCTTCGCTCTGAATGATTTGGTTAAGACAAATGTTTCATCGAAGATGAATATTATGTTCTTGGATGAAGTATTGTCTAATTACTTGGATGATAAGGGTATATCTTCAGTACTTGAAGTATTACAAGATATGATTGATCGCGGAAATAACTCAATATTCGTAATAGATCATAAAGATAACTTTAAAGATTATCCATCTTTTAAGAACATTGCTATTGTGAAAGAGAGTGACGGATTTTCAAGGATAGCACAGGAGAAAGAACATGAGACTTAATGTTGGTGAGAAGTATAATTTATCAAATAAACTGAAGACGGCATTTGGTACTTCTGAGGTAGTATGTAAAGTTATTGGTTTGACTAGAGGTATAGTTTCAATTGAGCTTGGCTCAGAAACTGTTCATTTAAAGGAGGAAACAGCTCTTGAAAATCTAATGACATCTTATACACTCTCAGCTCGTATGACTGAAAATGAGGAGACTGAAGTTGAACCAGTTGTTAGAGTTATTGATGAACCAAAAGTTGTTGTACCAGAACTTGTGCCGGTTGTGGCAAAACCTGAAACAGTGGTTGTACCGGCACCGGTTATTGAGACAAAACCTGAAACAGTTGTTGAAAAACCAACTCCAAAGGCAGAACCAGCTCCAAAGGTTGAACCAATACCAACTCCAAAAGCAGAGATTAAAACAGATCCTGTCAAACCGGCCGACAAAACCAATCCGGTGAATGTGAAACCTGAACCTGTAGTTATCAAGACCGTTGATCCTAAGCCAGCAGCTCCAAAGCCTGTCGAACCAACAACCAAACCAGCAGAAGTTGTAACAAAACCTGCAGTTAAAATTGAAACTATCGCTACGCCTACACAAGATAATCCTAAGCCAGCTGCAAAGCCAGCTCCAGTGGTTAAACCTGCCCCAGTGGTAAGTGATAATCCTGATGAAGGTTTCATGTGAGGTATTTATGAATTTGAAAAAGTTGTTAAAAGAGGTTGCACCTGGTCAAGTACCAGCTGCAGGAGTAATTGATACTCAAGATTTGAGTGATCCACTAATTGCTTCTCTTATACAAAAAAAACTTGCTCTGCAACAGCAGATGCAAAGACAAATAGCGGCGATCGATGCCCAGATAGCTAATCGCCAAAAAACAAATGGAAAAACCCAGGGCAAACCATCAGTTGGTGGTAATAATGTCCCTGGAATGTAAAACAAAGACCATAAGGAGAAAAAAATGGCAGACGAAGTAAAGGAACTCACTCTTCAGGAAAAGCTTGCTCAGGTAAATGCTAATCTCAATTCTTTGAGAGCTACAGAAAATGCTTGTTCAGAAATTCTTAAGGATAAGAATATTAAGATTGTTAATCTTGCTGATACAACCGAAGATCCTCTCACCCTCACCCTTCAGGGTAATGCAGTTGTTGCGGTCATCCGTCCAATTGTACAGGGAGTCGAGGCTAATCGTACTCAGCTTATCGCCATTAAGGAACAGCTTCTTGCTGCTATTGAAGCAGAGCTAACCGCCAAGGCATAAGATGAATCCGATAAGAGTTACCAATAAAATAACTCATATCAATTCTCATAAGTCAGAAATAACAGTGGAACAGCTTCGCCCATTGGTGGCGGAGCTTGTTTCCGATATTGAACTTGGCAGAGAATTTAATCAAGATCTATACAATAAAATAACTGAATTAGATATCAATCACCAAACTCTCCAAAAGATGCTCAATGAATTAAATGCATTTATTGAATTTGATGATGTTCCAGACCAGGTCAACTTTCCATATGAAGATTGGCTTACACAACTAATTCTTATTGATGATAATTACAAAAAATAATTTTTAACACTATAGCATTTTATTCAAGTGGAAATGCATATTTAATAGTGGTAATAATATACACAAAAGGAGTTTTATATGGCTAAGTTATTGTTTCAGACAGATGATGGTGAAACACGTGAAATTAATATTGGAAGTGTCAAGACCAAGGGTTTGACAGAGAGTGATGTGGTTATTGCTAGTTACGAGATTGGTGATATCCCAGAAGACAAGAGCGGTTTGGTTGGTGCTGAGCTCATGCGTCTTAAGACAATGCTTGAGCAGGCTTTCCCACCAAAGACAAAGATTCTTGTAACAGCTATGCGTCATGGTAAGGAAGACATTTCTATTAAGATTGTTAAGGCTGGAACAGAGAAGGAATAATTATGGAACCAATTGAAATGAAATCGGTAAGTGAATTAGTTAAAAAAAAGTCTCAAGATACACTTGCTGAAAAAATTTTATTTGGTCAATTCCTAATTAGTAAAGGATATATAACATATACTACATTAAATGAAGCTGTATCTCTCCAGGAAAAAGAAGGTTACTCCACAAAGATTGGAGAGGTATTGCTAAAACATTTTGGTGTTTTTGTAGATCAAAATGATCTTGATAAAACTATTGAAGAATTTTATGTTATACGTAACTCTATAATAAAAGAAAGAAATAATGATAAAGAAAAATATACAGTTCAAAGCGTCGTTGACGACGTAGATTACTTTCTTGAACAATATACAAAAGCTTTAGATTTGGCAATTTTAGACAAAGCCATTTTAATTCTTGAAAGTGAGAGAGAATATAGAATTGGTAGAAACAAAACATTAAAATAAAAAAAGGAAGGATACATGGCTAAAGATAACATGGATAAGCTTAAAGATGATCTTATCAGTCAATTTAATAAAGATTTTCCCGACTCCCCCCTGGAACAGATGGATGAGTCACTAATGGCAGAAGTTCCTGGTTGGATGACCACAGGTAACTATGCCCTAAATTGGATTATTTCTAAGGATATGTATAAAGGTCTCCCAATGGGCCGGGTGATATTATTTTCGGGCGACCCGGGAAGTGGAAAATGTGCTCATGAGGATACCACCGTTAAAGTTATTAATCAAAATGAAAAAAAAGCAAAAGAATTTATTTTGTTGTTTGATAATGAAGTTACAACTTCAGATTTAACTAATTTTCAATATGATTGTATTACTTTTAATCTAGGGGATCAAAAATATACAATTCCTGAAAAATGTCAAATTATGACTAAAAATAAAGGATTTATTTTTGCTCAAGATTTAACAGAAAATGATGATATTTTCTTTGTAGAAAACATCTCCGGGTAATACAACAATTTCTCCTATAAGAGAAAGATAAATCTTATAGGAGAAATAAATGAATAAAGATTGTTTATATTGTAATAATAGTTTTATTACAAATAAAAAGGATCAAAAATATTGTTCTCATTCTTGTTCTACTTCTGCTAGGAATAAAGAAAATAGAAATATTTCAATAGATATAACATGTGTCTATTGCTCAAAACACTTTGCTGTCGAGTATAAAGAACGAAATAGAAAATATTGTTCACAATTATGTTATAGTCGGGATAAAATTGGTAAAAAAAATCCTTTTACAGAAGAACATAAAAAAGCTATTTCTATTGCTAAATTGGGTAAAAGTACAGGAAGCAAATTAACAATATTAAATTATGAACTTTGGATTCAAAAAGGATTATGCGAGGACGAAGCAAAATTAAAAGTTTCACAGATACAAAAAAATAATTCAGAAAAAAGAATTATTTTGACAGAAAACTGTGCAAAACTCCAAATAAAAAACGAATTTTTACTCCCTCAATTTTTGAAAATAGTTCTTTTATTACCTATTGTCCAAAAACAAATGATTTTAGCATATATTCAAACAACAAT